AGACCCTTAAGGGTCCCGCATTCCAGCCGATTTCAATTGCGAGCTGGGATGATTTCATTGACTACTTCGGCGGTACATCCCCAATCAAGTTCAAAGGAACCAACTATCCAAAATATGAGCTCCCGTATATTGCAAAGGCATATCTTGAGGAGTCAAAACAGCTTCAAGTCGTTCGTGTTCTTGGTCTTTCTGGTTACTGGGCTGGTGCGGCATGGGTTATTTCTGCTGGTCTCCCGAAAGAAGGAGAAAAGTTAGATGATGAATGCACAGCCGCAGAAGGCCAGGGTAAGCTTCCTGTTGCTATCCTCCGTTCAAAGAAGTCATACGCTGGTGATACAACCCAACAGGGTATCTGTGTTGAATCTTCTGAATTCCCTGAGGACCTGGTAACAAATATTGAGATTATGCCTTACACTGGGAGCGTTTATGGTGCAAATTGCGAAATAAAGGGCGAAGCAGTACCTGAATGCAATTCATGCTATGGTGCTTATGATTGTAGGGGTAATATTGAAATTAACCTCGGTAAGTTTGCTCTCAAAATTACATATTGCGATGGCACTGTTACCGGAGATACTGGCAATGAAATTATCTACAACATTTCAATGGACCCTTCGGACCCGGATTACATCTATAAAGTCTTCCCGGAGGACCCGCTCATGGGTACTGCACCAGTATATATTGAGGCTGTATACGATATGGCTCTTTATAAGGAGCTTTATGATGGCATCACCACAATGATGGCAAACAACAAAGAGGAATGGACCGCCGATAAAAAGACTGGCTATGTTGAGGTATACGAGATGCCTTACAAGATTGAAGGCCTTGGTCCGGTTCCGGAAGGTTGCAATCAGGAGAAAGACATAGACAGTGGTTCAACTGATGATGAAGATTCCGGAAGAACCCCTTGTGATTATACTCCATCGGGTGATACTATTGATACTGAATTCAGATATTGGAACTTCATTTCAACTTATCGTTGTGCTGTGACCCCTTGGATTGTTTCTGAGGTTAAGGCTGCATCCACAAAGACAATTGATGTCAAGAAGTTGTTCAAGGTATACACTATCAGTGATGGTAATGCCGCTAACTATCAGGTAAAAATCTCCATTCAGAGAATTCGCCCGATTGAAGGTCTCTTTGACCTTGTTGTTCGTGACTTCTATGACAGTGACAATTCACAGGTTGTTCTTGAAAAGTTCACCAACTGTTCAATGACCGAAGGCGAGTCAAGTTTCATCGGACTTAAGGTTGGTACTATTGACGGTTCTTATCCGAATAAGTCAAAGTACATTGCTATTGAGTTCAGTAGCGAGGAAGGTGTTGACGATTGTGTTCCTTGCGGTTTCCTTGGTTACCCGGTTCCTAAGTACAACACAATCTGCGGTATTACAATGAACTACAATACCGTTTACGACAATACGGTTAAGCCTAAGAGACAGTACTTCGGTCTTAATGACGAGGTTCTTGACTATGATATTCTTAACTACAAGGGCGTTGACGCTTATGCTGACGGTGTTGGTGATGCTGACCCTGAAAAACTTACGAACGGTTTCCACCTTGATGCAATCATTACAGCTTCACAGGACGTCAAAGAGGGCGAAGAAGCTCCTATTGTACAGGTTGACGGACAGTCAGGCTTTACTTTCACTACTGTTGACCCGATTCAGATGAACAAGTTCAATAGGATTCCTCGTATCCTTCCTACTGCTTATCTTGACGAGTGTTTGTACAAGGATGTAAATCTCCGTAAGTTCACTGTTTATCCTTATGGCGGATTTGATGGATGGGATATAAACCGTGAGCACAGGACGAATACCAACGAGTATAGGGGCAACAAGTATACCATTAAGAAGGAGGGTTCTGGTTACTATCAGAAGGAAATATTCCGTCCGATTGGCGGAGATTACGACCTCCAGCTTGACCCTCAGATAAGCCTCAATCTCCCGAACATTGCAATTACAACTGACTACTATGCATATCTCGCTGGTTACATGCAGTTCGCAAATCCGGAAGATGTTGATATTAACCTTTTTGCAACACCTGGTATCAACTGGTATGACCAGAGTCTTCTTAGCGAGGATGCTCTTGATATCATTGAAGATAGCGAAGATGGGCGTGGTGGTGATGCTCTCTATATCATGGCCGCTCCTCAGTACGATGTTGACATGATGCCTTACACTGCTGATGATGTTGCTATGTTCCTTGAAGAGACCGAACTTGACAGTCCATATGCTTGCACATATTGGCCTTGGGTTAAGTACTATGATGGAAGCGCCAAGAGGTATATTGACCTCCCTGCTACTAAGGATGTTGTTAGAGATATGGCTGCTACCGACAATGTTTCATTCCCTTGGTTCTCTCCTGCAGGTTTGACCCGTGGTGAAGTTGAGTGCGCAAAGGCATACTACAAGACCACTCTCCTTGATGAGGATACACTCTACGAGAACATGATTAACCCGATTAAGACATTCGCGGTTGACGGAGTTAAGGTTTGGGGTAACAAGACACTCTACCATCAGGAGACACCTCGCAACCGAATCAATGTTTCAAGACTTATGATTCGTGTTAAGAAGCTTGTTTCTCAGGCCGCAAGGAACCTCATCTTTGAGCAGTATGACGTAACGCTTGAAAAGCAGTTCCGTTCAGTGGTTGAGCCAATCCTCCAGGACGTTAAGGCCAACAGAGGTATCTATGACTACCGCATCGTTACTGAATCTACGGAAGAGACACGCGACCAGCACATCCTTCCTGCAAAGATTCTCATCAAGCCTACTCCGGCATTGGAATACATCAGCATCAGCTTCGTGGTCTATCCGGAAAGCGTTGAGTTTGACGAGTCACTTTAATTAGAAACATTCTTTTAATAAATGGGAGCCAGATATGGTTCCCATTTTGTTTATGCTGTAACAAGACTATTTATAGTAAAAAATAGATAGAGTATGAAGAACAAATTTTTAAGCTTAATTGTTTTGCTTTCCGTAATCTTTTCGTTAAATGGCTGCGGTTTGATAAAGAAAGTATCAAACAAGAATAACAGTGATACGGAAGCTGTAATGGGAGCAACACAAAACATGTATCAAGTAATGCATGAGTATAATGCTCGTCAGATTGACTCAATGTGTGTTGCTGATGCTCTTCCGAGAGACCTCAATGAATGGCTCAGTAAGTCATTTAATGATTACGAAACAAATGAGTATGTCGTTAGGCGTATGTACATTAAGGAATTGAATAATAATCGTGAAATGATTTATCTCATAACTGAAAGGGGCGAGATGTATGTTGTTTCTAAACGAAGTGTAGTAACTGAATAAGGATTGTTATGTTTAATGAAGAAGTAAAATTCGGTTTTGCTCCGTCCAAAATGGATGGAACTGAGCATGTTTTTGGGAGCGGAACAGAGCAAACAACCGTTCCAAAATCATATTCATATAGAAAGTATTTACCTGGTGTTCTTAATCAGGGAAGAGAATCAATTTGTGTTCCCTGTTCTATTTCTGCTTTCCTTAACTGGAGGGAAAATCTCAGCACCGGTAGTAAGAAAGACAATAGAATTGATTATCACGAGATTTATAATATCAGAACAAATGGCGGCGACGGAATGACATTCAAGGAAGCGTTCCATTACCTCAGACATCATGGCGTGTCTTCAAGGGCTGGTAATCTTAAAATCAAGGAATATGCGTTGATACGAAATGCAATTGACCTTAGAACTGCTATCGTAATGAATGGTCCTTGTGTTGGGGCACTTCCTGTTTATAGTGACAGGCCAGAATTTTGGGATAGATGGCCTGGTGATAGTTTTTACGGCTATCATGCAATATCAATTGTCGGTTATAATGTTGAAGGATTCGTTATTAGGAATTCATGGGGTACTTCTTTCGGTAGTAATGGGTATACTGTTTTGAAGTACGAAGATTTTAACAAACTACTTGAAGTTTGGACAATAGTTGAATAAAAAAAATAAGAGCACTCTTTCGGGTGCTCTTATTTTTTGGTATAAAGTAATGATTAGTAAGCGAGGATGCAGTAGTCAGGGCGGATGGTTGCTGAAATTGTAGCAAGTCCATCATCGCCATAGGAAAGGTCGCCGAAATCAACGTCAGTGAGGAAGCAGTTCTTAAGAATCCACTTCTGTACAACAGCTCCGGTTGGGTCAAGCATTTCAAGTTCAAGGTCTCTCTTGTAACCGATAGCATAACCCTGACGGCCAGTTACAGATTCAGAAGTCAGACGAACCCACTCCATGATAGCCTGGGAAGTTGAAGGTCCGATAGGGTCACGGAAAACAACATTGATTTCACCCCAGGTATAACGACCAACTACATAAGTAGAGGTGTTAATGAACTGGATTTCAGTTGCTGGCTGGTTGATTTGAGGCCTCTTTGCTGATTCAAGAGTCCATTCCTGTATTCCAAGGTCTGCTGGGAAGCGAAGTATCCATCTATTTTTCCTTAACGGTTCATAGGTTAAGGGCATTTTAGTCAGAAGGTCACTCATTGTATTACTAATCTTAATTTCTTATTTTTCTAATAAATAGTGCGGCAAATATTTTTTAACGCTGCACAACACCAGTTTGTCCTTGAACCGGTGCTTGTCCATTCTGATTCTGCTGCTGCTGTTCAGGTTTTCTATCGGTCATCTGCCAGACCTTTTTAAGCATGATGTAGTTCTCGTCCTCTGGGGTATCAGCGAGGTCAGCCATTGCACGAAGAGCTTTCTTTCTAATATCGTCAATAAGCTGTGCGGCGTGTTCGCTTGCAGTAATCTGGTCGGGCTCCTCTTCAACTTCTGGTTCGTCAAGTGGTCCTTCTTCTGGCATCTCTTCGTCTTCGTACCCTTCAAGTGCCGAATCATCACCCTCAAAACTAAGAATTTCGTTGATGGTCTTCGGCATATTATTTACGAGGTTCTTCATCTCGCTAATATTCTTCTTTACTGTCTTTTTCATACGCTCAGTACTTTTACAATATAAATAGTTGAATAAACTAATTTTGTTGACTTAATGGTTTTTTACCTTATCTTTAAGTTAGATAAATGTAGCATATTATGAATATTTTTGAAGAAATTGCTGAGAGCTATACATATAATGGGGTCGTAAGCTTAAAGGCTTTGGACGATGATATCGTAACGCTTGAAAACCAGATTGATTCGTATAATACAACCCTCAGAGAAATTCAGTTGCGTGGTAAAAAAGCATCACCGCTCGTTCAAAAGATTAGGGATGCGAAGATTCGTCTGTCATTACTGAAAGCCGTATATAAGAAAGAGAGCGACAGGAATACATCTGACGATATTATTCTGAACATGCTCGGTATCTCAGCCAATAACGCAAAGGAAGTAGAATTACCAAAAACAGCAGCAGAAGGCAAAGAGCCACTTGTCCAGGATTTTGAGGAAAGCGACGTAGAGGTTGTTGAAGAAATGGTTGAAGATACAGAGGCAGTTGTAAGTGAGAAGGAAAATACTGAAGACATTGTCACGGAAGAAGATGAGGTTGTTGAAACGCCAGCAGATGAATTGGTGCGTGAAGAAAATATAAAAGATATTGTCACAGAAGGAGATGATGTTGTTGAAACACCGGCAGATGATTTGAAATGCGAAGAAAATGTAGAAGATTTACAGGTAGTAGAAACTATTGAGCCTGAAATCGAGAAGAAAATATATCGTCTCGGCCATGAAATTGATATAAATGAGGAAACCGGGCAAGTTGTAATTAACGGTAATGCCCTGACGAACCCAACAGAGTATTTTATTCCGAAAGAAGAAGAAGTTGATAATATTACTTATTCCGGAGAACTTGAGAATAATACGGCTGAGGCTATTTCGGTAGATGAGACCGTTAAACTTCCTACCGGTAAACCAGAAGATTGCGATTATGAATGTCCTCCGCCCCCAGGATTGGATGATTATTTTGAGCCAACCGAAGAGTTTGATGCGTCTTTTTATAGCCCAGAATGTGATAACGAGGTTGATACTGTCCAATGTCAGAAAGAAGATGAAATTGATGATTCAAAGAATGTTGTTACGTACGAGGATAATTCAGAAATGAACGAAGTTTCGGTTGAACTTTCTGACCCGAAGGATATTGCGTACGATTTTCCAGCTTACGATGCATTTCCAGATGAGCCAATTTCAGAAATTTATTCGTCATTTGACCTTAGCCCGTATACGGATATGGTCAATACGAACACGGTTGTTGGTGCGTTTGATAATAAGAGAAAAATGCTGGAAGTTACGTTCCACGATATTCGTGATTACTCCATCTTTATTAAACTTATGAAACAAAAGAGGCCTGGATTATTCAGTTTCTTAGAAAAACCGAAGTCTATATTTATGGATGTGCACGAAAGACATGGCGATGAAGAAAAGATTTATCATTATGAGTTCACGAATTGCAAATTAAAAAGCCTTTGGGATTCAAGATACTCGCCAAAGAGTGAGACTGTAACAACAGAAACAGTCAGCCACGAATGCACTGCAGTATTCAAGTATAAGAAGTTAAAACTAACATAAATGCCACAACCAGTATCAAGGAAAAGGACAACAAAAAATACTGTCAGGAAACTTTCAGAGGCGGTCAAGAAGAAAAGACCGCATCCGAAGTATGGCACGTCCAAGCTTGAAGATTTTTTTGCAGAGAACTTCCTTGATGCACTTGGTGTTAAATATATCAGGCAGTACGAAGCTAAGGAAATTGGAAGGTTTTATGACTTTTTCTGTCCGGATGCAAATGTAATCATTGAAGTTGACGGAGATTACTATCATTCATACGGTCTTACATACGAACAGAAGAACCCGATGCAGAAGCACAACGAGTGGGTTGATAGAGTTAAGGACGAGTGGGCGTTATCTCACGGAATTCCAATACTAAGAATCTGGGAGCATGATATACACGACAATCCGGAGAAGGTAATGAAGACCTTGAAGGAATCCATTGGGAAATATACCGAAAAACAAAGAAAAATAAAAGATAAGAATAAGAGACACTGATGCCAAAGATAGAAATCAAAGACCTGGAAAAGCAGAAAAGACAGCTTAAGGCGTCTTTTGACATGTGGGAAAAGACAATTAACGATACGATAGATGCCATGAAAAATGCGCGTCTGGAAAATAATGTCAAGAAGTATACCGAAGACCAAATTGAAGAGAAAGTTGAAATGCTTCGTAATGGCCAACAGGATATTATTGATAAATGGATTTTTCTTGGCGGTACTTTGGATGAGTTGAGGGGTGAAAAGAAATCAGCAAAGCCTGTTGTTAAAAAGAAACAAACAGAGAAGACCGTTATGGAACAGATAGAGGAAGTTAATCCAGAAAAACCAAAGGTTGAAAAGAAGAGAGGTAACGTAGAATCTGTAACAAGAAAGTCCTTAAAGACCGAACCTGTCAGCGGTCTTATACCTAAGATGGATGATGCAAATCCGATGGCATCATATGATATTATACCTCTACCATCAAAGGGAGAATGTTATCCAAACAAACAAGGAAGAATTGCAGTATCATATCTTACTGCAATGGATGAGAATATCATTGTATCTCCGAACCTTTATAGGGATAATATGGTACTTGATATCATTCTCAAAGAAAAATTAAGGGACCCGGAGATTGACCCGGATGACCTCCTTGATGGGGATAGAGATGCAATTATTCTTTTTCTTCGTGCATCGGCCTATGGAAACATGTATAGCGTATCAACAACAGACCCACTCACGAAAGAGTCGTTTGAGACACAGATTGACTTGTCCAAGATAAAGTACAAGGATTTTACTCTTACTGGCGATGAAAATGGTTGGTTTGATTTTCAAATGCCGATAAGTAAAGATGAGATTAAGTTTAGATTTTTGACGCATAAAGACTATATTAATCTAAATAAACTTGACGAAGCTGAAATTGGCAGTTTGAGAAAAGCCGAAATCCTCAAATACAACGACAAACTTAAGTATTATCTCGGAGAGGATGAAATCCTTACTTTGGCAGAAAGAAAGGAAATTTCAAATGCAATAAATACACTCGCTGCATGGTCTGAAAAGTTCAAGGATGATGCTTCTCATTTCTCACATAGGGCAACTAATGAGCTTGAAATGCAGATAATGTCGGTTAATGGAAACACCGATAGGAAATTTATCCACAATTATATAGGTACGATGCCAATCAAGGATGCATCAGCAATCAGAAAGTATATTGCAAAAAATACTCCTGGTGTTGATTATAACCTTGAAATAGAAAAGCCAGAGAGTCTCGGAGGTGGCTCCATGACAGTGTTTCTACAATTTGACCAATTTATTTTTCTCGTTGATTCCGAGTAATTACGAGAAAATGCTCAAGGATGAAATATGGGGTTGCACTCATTATATGAAGCTCCCAATGGAAACTGTTATGAAACTTCCAATACAAGACAGAAGGTATTTCATACAAAAACATAATGAGGAACAGGAAGGAATTAAGAGAGACTATGAAAAGAGAACCGGAAAGGAGACAATTAATGACGGTGAAACAATAAATGAATATGCAAGACTTGAGCAAGAGAATATAAAAAACAGAAAGAGGGGGTATTAGGCCCCCTTTTATTGGTTAAGAAATTACACAGAAGATATTTATACTAAGAAAAAAATATTAACTTTATGCCAGAAGATGCGAAAGGAATATTATCTGGACTTGGTAAACAAATAGACGATTTTTTACGTCCTGCCGGTTCTGAATTAAACGGACTGTTTTCGACGATAAACGCTATCACACAAAGTATTGGTGGTATTGTTACCTCGTTCTCTAAAGTACAAAGTGCTGCTATAGAGCTTGCTAAATCTGCTGGTTTGGCAGGTAGTAGCATTATGGCTATTGCTACAAGGACGATTGAACAGAACCACAAGATGCAATTATCCGCATCTTACAACATGACGTCACCAGAAATGATTCAACTGCAAGCCGCCTTAATGGGAAAACTTCAAAGAAATGTTGCAGTTGACCAAGTTGGAACAGTTCAAAAAAATGCAAATGGAGAAGTTGTAAATCCTAATTTTGATTCAGAACTTGAAAACTTAGTAGCAGCAAGCAAAGTATTTGGCGCGGATAGGGTTGCATCAATAACAGCCGGATTTGACAAGCTCGGAAAGTCAATGAAAGCAGCCGCAAAATACACCGGAAAACTATTCCAGGAAGCTGGCGAATATGGTATAAACCTTGACAAATATGTAGAAAATTTCACAAGCAATCTTGAAATGGCCCAGATGTACAATTTTAGAAAGGGTGTTGATGGGCTTAAAGAGATGGCAAGGAAAGCAACTGAAATCAGACAGGACATGAAACAAGTTGCAGCATTTGCTGACAAGGTAGGCTCTGTTACTGGCGCGGTTGAAACTGCTTCACAGCTCCAGGTTCTCGGCGGTTCGTTTGCGTCGCTTGCTAATCCTCTGTCAATGCTTAATGAAAGCTTAACTAATATGGAGGGTTTACAGGATAGACTTACAAGTATGACCGAGGGAATGGCTTCATACAATCAGACAACCCATCAGATAGAGATGAATGCCTACGACAGGATGAGATTAAAGCGTGCTGCCGAGGCAATGGGTGTTGACCCGAGCAATCTCATAGACCAAGCATATGCACAGGCTCGTCGTACTGAGATAATGAATCAGATGCAGGGTATGGGTAACCTCACGGAAGGGTTTAGAAAACTTGTGCCTAATATTGGAACAATTGATGATAAAACTGGTGCGGCTGGTGTTACCGTTAACGGAGAGTTCAAGAGTCTTAGTGACATAGCCGCAATGAAGGCAGACGAACAAAAAGCTTTACAGGAACAACTTATTGCAGAGAACAGGAGTGAGAGTGAGGATATCAAAGTTATTGCAAAGTCTGTTATGGGCATTGAAGCAATTATGTCTGGAAAGAGGGCGCAATTGCAAAACGAAGCCGCAAGAACCAACATAATGCCTGGTGTAGTAAGCGGGATGTCAAGTTATGATATGGCTCTTGATTTCTTAACTAAGGAAATAAATCCAAAACTTATGGATGCTGCAACAAATATACAGCTTGTATCTGAAAGTTTGGGAACTTTTACGGCCACAACAGCAAATAAGGCTTTTCTTACAGGCCCAATAAGTACGTTTGCGGCAAAAAATCCAGAAGAATTTGGACAAGCATGGAATGATTACATACATGAAATGTTCGGGGATTCTGAATGGGTTGATAATTTTGGGGCAAAAGTACAAGATGCAACAACATCTGTAGCGAACTTTGTAACAGGTTTAAATCAATATTTAACCGACCATGGTTTTGATTCAATGCCAGGAAATAAAAATAATTCAGCATTTTCAGGAAGAGATGGAAGCACGAGCACGCCAAAGGCAAGAAGCCCTCAAGATGACCAAGCTACCGTACTTGCCACAATGGCTGATTCGGTAACGGAAGCATCACATAGGGCATTGAACGGTGGAAGGCCGAATTATATGTTACCGACAATTAGTTCTAACGGATTCTTGAATAATTCTGTTACTTTTTCCGGAACACAAAATAGCTTACCTGGCGCATCTGTAGCACCAACAGGGGGCGGGGCACAAACCGGAACGCAAGGAAACAAAACAGGAGTGGCTGAGTCAAGACAAGTTGGACCGTATGATTTCAATATATCCGGAAACTTAACAATGACAGTTACTGGTGATAATGGGAAAATTGGAACAGAAGAAATCATCAAGAAATTAATGAACGACACTGACTTTAAGAGAATGTTGGCACACGAAATAGCAATTGCAAAATCGGAAATTGAATCCGGACATAACCCAACCGCTAATTAAAACAAATAAAGATGAGAAACGGAAAACCAGGAATTAGTAGTTATGACATGTTCGCTACTGGACATGCCATAAGACAGGAATTAATGCACATGGGTGGGAACCTTTTCGGTCTTAATTCAACGTTAATGAAACTTTCAAACGGTGACGATGAAAGTAGGACTAGACTTGATGAAAGAATTGGGACAAGAGAGGTTTCAAGGGTATCTCGTAGGCAGATTGGAAGAACCGTAAGTAGTAATTCTGGCGGTGTAGGTCCGAAGAGTACGCCAGCAAGAGTCGCAAATCTTCTTGGCAACCCGTACATGAGAAGATATGAAGGTCCGGGAAGTACATCTTACAATTTTGGCCTTCCAGATGCTCCCGCTATTGGTGAATATTATGATGTTTACGAAAGTGAGCAAAATCATCTTCGTTTTCTTGACGAGACCATCGGGCGAGACCTTCTTGGTTATACACACCTTGAAAATGCCGCAATTGAGAGAAGCGAGGATGCAATAAACGATGAAATTTATCTGAGGAGTACATATTCAGTATTCGGTGACCTTAAGTTTCCGTTTGACAATCAAGATATTGACGCGTTTAAACTCGGTTCAAAGAGATACAGTCCATCTGAGCCGTATGTTTTGAAACCACTTGAAAACAATTTTGTAAGGAGAACGATGAATGGCCATGTACAGGGCTTCAAAGAAAAATTTGAAGCATTTGTGCCTGGAAGAGAACCATATTTCGGTCCACTTCTTGATATGTGGGATTATATGGGGTCTCACTATTATCTTAACCTACTTAATGGTGTTGCTGAACATGGTCTCTATGTTGAAAATTACGAATTTGAACCGAGAAACAGGGTTATGGTATATGACCGTGATGCTGTTCCTCAGTCTGACTATGCCTATTTCCTGAATGTTGACACTATTTCTCCTGAAAAAGAAATAAAGGGATTGCTTGGTAAAACAAACAGGATGTTCTATGAAGGAAAAATCAGGTCGCTCGCCAATAGGTTTGCCACCCTTAATGGGCATGACGAAGGAAGGCCGGATTTTCTGAATACCGCAACCGACCATATTTACGGCCTTTCAAGAGGTAGGAATCTGAGAAAGCTGGACCTTACAAACGAAAATGGTTATCCGAACCCATACTGCCGTGTTTGGACAACGCACTATCAATACTCAAAGTACAAGCACTTAATCAGGGGTAAGTGGGCTGATGATTCAATTAATTCAGGTATTGAACATTATACACTTCATCAGGGGGACCAAATCATGCGTCCGAACAAGGGTTATGAGAGGCTTAAGAACTTTACGTCACTTGACTCGGAGAACGGAAGACCAATCTTTACGCCTTACTATGTAAATGACAGGTCTGTAATGGAAGCAGATTCTATTAAAAGATGTATGTTCTCCATTGAAAACCTTGCTTGGAAAGATATTATTCCAGACAGCACACTGATAAGGAAAAACGGCGATGAAAAAACGGAAGATTTGACCGATAAGCTTAAAAATGGCGACACTCTTCATAAAGTAACGACAATGGGTAACGCAAAAGGTTACGGCATGACATTGACCCCAGAACAGAGGGGCCCTAATGGTGGCCGTATCATGTGGTTCCCTCCTTACAATTTGAAGTTTTCCGAGCAAGTTCACGCTGATTGGAATGCAAACGAATTCATTGGCCGTGGAGAAAAGATATATTCATATGTCAACTCGGAAAGAACCGGAACCCTCAGTTTTACGATTCTTGTTGACCACCCTTCAATCATTAATGAATGGACAAGGGGTGGTAAAATGGGTAAGACGGCAAACAAGGTAGACCCGTTAAGCAAGGATGAAATGATTCTTCGCTATTTTGCTGGTTGTGACTCTCTTGAATTCAATCCAAGAGAAGAATATGACGTACCATATACTACCATTACTACCGATATGACAAAAATTGTTGAAGATACAACAACCGTACAGGAAGGTTTTGATAAAAGGCCTAAAATGGTAAAAAAAGGAGTTCAGAATGATGAGCCAGCCATTACTTTTTATAGTGTTTTCTTTTATCCGAACAACTACTCAGCGGAAGATTTCAACAAGGGTGTTAAAGCAAAGGGCAAAGGCAGGTTTGCAGCTGGTCTTGATGAAATGTTTGAGAAGGGAACAAGAGAGCCTAGCGGGGTTGGTTATGAGAGAGGTAATAAAGGTACGAGTGGCATGAAATATGGCGGAACATATTATGACAGGTGTCCCAAAAATAAAGCAGGGGTTCCAAGAGAATGGTATTATCCTGTTGATAAAAGAGTCTATAATGAGGAGTTAACAAATCCGGACCGTTATATGGATACACATGATTTCGGTATGAATACTTCGCTTTTTGGTGATTTCTGGAGCAGTTCTGAACTTGAAAATGTCAAAGAAAGTAAAGAAACGGGAGGCGATACCGGGGATACTGGAATGAGCGCAATTAGGCAATATCTTAACGAAGGAAACCAAACGATACAAGATTCACCTGAGCTTTCCGCCGTAAAGACAATATTGATGATTAATGGTTATGAAAACAAGTACTTTGTTCCGGCATATAACTTCTATAAGAATTTAGCGACTGTTATTAGGAAACTAAATGATGCGTCTGACAGCGGATATAGTTATGAAATAAGCATTAAAGG